TAAAATTACCTCTTGTTACTAGCTTTGTTTTACCTACATCACCGTTATAATCTATTTGTTCGTATATCTTAGTTAGATTAAACAAAGATGACTTAGCTTCGTCTCTAAAAGCGTGTTCCTCTGTTCTTGGAAATTGTCTATAAAATTCATTTAAAGCGTCTTGATCGCCTTTTAATCCATCGACTTCATTCTGCCAATATCCTATAACACCTTGTTTTATCTTGATACCATGCGGATCTTCCGCAGGCTTAGTTGGTGTGTCGAATACAGGTATGCCATAAGAATCAATGTATCCTTCGTAGTTCCATTCCATAGGTATGAACAAAGAATAGAGTCCTGAGCGAGTCTGTCCATTGGCGTTTCTCTCTTTGACGTTTGAATCATAGTATAATTTTTTATAATTATCTCCTCCTTTATCTAGAGCATTTGAAGTACTTCCCATCATGCACTTACCAATAATTCTTGATCCTAGTCTAAGTGTTGTTTTTGTAACACGCCAATTGTTAAGTATGTTGTTAGGTCTTTCCCACTTTCCACTTTCATCATGGACAAGTAGTTTTAATTTTTCTCCATCGTAGGCATTGTCACCAGTGTTTTTCCAGTCGATGGTAGTATCCAAACCAGTGATCTCTTGGGTTTTTTCATTGGCTTCCAATTTTCTACGAGTAAACTTTGAGGCAGGTACTCTGTAAGCGAGTTCAGTTTTAGGTCTGTCCATACCGTCTTGGATTGGTTTAAAGAAAAACGGGTAGTTAACGGATATTGGTACAACTTTATCTGTGAACATTGTTTTTGCATCAGAACCAGATTTGGATAATATTCCGTATCTTGAATCCGTAGACATTGTAGCAAGATTGACTGCTTCGGCTGAGGACATAAATGAAAACCCTGATCGACGGTTTTTAAGGTAGCACATTCCATAGCATCTGTCATCTGCTTTTGTAGCTTCCCAAAAGATAAAGAATAATCTGTTTGCTTCTCTAAAATCTGGTTTCCCAACATCAATCTTGGACCACTGCAAGTACATATAGTGAGTGCCAGTAATATAGGTAGGATTGTTTTTATTAATAAACCAAAAACCCTCTTCCCTGTAAGTAAATTCTTTATCGATGTAATCATACCATTGTTCTTTAAAATCAGATGGATAATCTTCCCAATCAAATATTGTTTTTATTTTTTTAAAGGCTACTGGTAATTGTTTTCTTTCCCACTTGTTATTGCCTAAAGTTTCAACAATTTCAGGTTTTTCTGGTAATGCTATTTTGAGGTTTTGAATTTCATATATCTCACCTACCTTGCCCGTCTTAGATATAACCACCATATCGTGGTCTTCGTTATATCCATACTCCCACTTATTATACCTATTCATTCGTTTAAGAATCTTAGGTTTAACGTGGTTTTTTAATACTCTATATAGATCTTGTTGATACATTATTTCTTAGATCTTCCTTCAGCAAAACCTTTAAAAGACTTTTCCTCTTTAGCCTCTTTAGGTATTTCGTTTATAATATTTTCCTCTTCTTGAATTCTTTGCAATATCTCGAACGCATCGAATATAGCTAGCTTTTTTGTAGCTGCAGCATTTTTTAATCTATCTGCAGATATGTCAGGGCCAAAATCTATAATGGGCTCTTTAGCGACTTTGATTAACTCTTCAACCGCTATTTGCCCAGCTTGGATTATATTCTGTTTGGTTTTCTTTACTTCCATATTTAATTACAATATCATTTGATTTCATACAATATAAACGCTCTTCATTTACCACAAAATCATATTCTCCGTAAGGAGTATACCCAACGCAGTCTCCCTCGTTTATTCCTAGCTCTTCTAAGGAGCTATTACCTATTTTCAATATACCAACAAGCTTTTGCTCTTTATCTGTTCTTAGTGAGTCTTTAGATTCTAAGGGTTTTATAAAGCACCTATCGTTTACTGATCTCCATTTATCACCAGGGTTATAAAGATATATTTGATCTAAAGCACAGAAATAACTATCATCTTTAAAGTAAGATCTAGATTTTTTCTTTATACCTTTTACGTCATAAAAAGTTCTAAAAACGTTATGATGTATTAATATTAAATCACCTTTATTTATAGGTGTATCATAAGCTAAGGGTGTTTCTAATACTTTTGCTACATTGTTTATAAACTTGTAGTTCTCTATTTTAGTATTTAACACTAGCTCTTTACCAGCTACGTTTTTTTTATTATTATAAGTTTCACCTAACGGTTCAATTATAAAGTCATAAACACTTTTCATTAATATTCTAAATCATACTCAATAGATATAGCCATGTTGGAGTTAAATCTCTTCCATGGCAATACCTCATTGTTTTTTTTAATATGTATGTTATAAGAATTACTTTCTAGGTCATATGTTATATAAGCGATTTCATGACCACCATAGACAATCTGTCCAACTGAATAGTGCATAGCGTCGTTTTTATAGTCCGAACCTATACTTATCTTTCTTATTACACTGTCCATTATTCCTCAGATTTTATTTCATCGAAAGCGCCATCTGATACGTTGATATTTATGTTTCCATATTTACCTTCAAGAGCTTTTTTAGTTTCTTCAATCTTTGGAACTAACGAATCTAACTGTGCTAACAAAGCATGTTTTCTAACATCAGCTAAACCTAACTGCTCCACTATTTGTTGATAGTTTTTTTGCTGGTCTTGAATTACCTTTAACTCTTCTGCACTTACTTTTTTAACTTCTTTTACTTCTTTTACTTTTGCCATCTTAATTTAATTTAATTGTTTTTCTTACTAATTTAATACCGTATACAAACCACACAACTGTTAAAAATATAACTAACATAGGTATGCTCATATCCCAGGAATACTTTTGTGTACTTGGATATTGCCTAAGCACGTAGGCTAGGAATTGATAACCAGGTAATAAAAGTATGTACAATACTATTTTTACATATTTCATTTTATTTGATTTAATTAATACTCTTACTATTTATTATTACTTATAGATTTGAATTTTTCCACCCCTCGTGATCCAAAATAAGCTATATAAACAGTTGTAAGTAACTGTTTTAATAATCCAATCCATTCTTGCTCTACAGTGAAAGATATTTCATGATGACTATCAACCCATATAAAAGCTATAGCCATGAAAGATAAAAATATTAAAGCCATAGGTCTAGTGTTTTTAGAAAGCCATGAATCTGATTTCATATCGCTTTCCCACCGCCTTGTTATTTGGGCCTCTGCATCATTATTAGCCTTCTCCATTATTTCTTGGATTTGCTTTTTAATTAGCAGTTTTTCTTCTTCCGTTGTAGTAAGCTTATCGATGACGTTACCAACTTCTTTGATAACGCCACCCGTAAGCCATTGAATTATTTTCTTCAATTTTTAATCGCTAAAGTAATTCTTAACAGCACTTAAACCTCTACCAAGCATAGTACCATCTTGATTAGAGTCATTTAAAATAGTGTCTCCATCTCCAACTGGTCTGCCAGTTCTTGAATCTGTAACAAATCCTGTTTTAACGGTTGGTGTTGAGATTTTTTTCTCTGGTTCAAAGAAATTAGCTCCTATCATAGTCTCTCCGCTTCTGTTAACAGATCCAGCTGAACCTCCTGTTTTTCTTACAGTATTTAAGTGATCTCCAGGGTAAGTGTCATCACTTCCCGTAGAATCAAAAACCATTTGATTAGCGAATCTACCCATTGCACTTAAATCTTTATGTACTGGATCATGAGTTATTGTTAAACCATTATCAGCTTTTTGTCCTACTAAAGATCCTCTACCTTTTCCGCCAGAGTTTGGATTTAAACCATAAGATCCACTAGTTTTGTGAGTATGCGCATCGTCTCGGTGTCCTGCATCTGCTGGTCCGTGAGTCTTGTATCTAGCAGCTCCTCCATTAGTCATGATGTTAGCTACTTTAGCCGCTCCTTTTGCGTAACCACCCATTCTAGCAGGTCCAAAAGATTGGTTGTACCCCATTCTAGCTGCTCCTTCTTGATTGTTCTTTAATTCACCAGCTGCTGCAGTTGAGCTTTCGCCCCCGCCGTCTTGGTTTGTTTTCATTTTTGCCATTGTTGTTTAATTTAATACTTGTTTTTAGATATTTTTTTCTGCGTTATATGCGTCTTTTTCCCAAGGACCTTTACCGGCTTGCATAACTGAATAGTCGTATTCTTTTCCTTTCCACATAACCCTACCAGCTCCTTCAGAATTCACCTCATAATCTAATCCAGTACCTGGATTTTTTGCTTCACTTTTATATTGATCAACGTGAACTTGTTCATGAGCTAATGTTTTCTGCTTTTCTACTGGGTCGGTTAAATTTTCATTTATTACTATAACTCCGTTCTTGGGTGTTCTGGCGTAAACCGGATCATTGCCCATATCTCTTTCAAACACAGATGTATTCATCTTGTTTAAATCGAAAGGAGGTAATACTTTAAATGCCATCGTATGGAAATTTTTTGTTAAACCATTCTTGTCGTTTCTCACAACCACAAGGTATATTAAGACCATCAGACACTTTATCTACGATGGTCTTAATACCTGTTTTTGTAGTGAACTTAGCTATACTATCGCCTAATCCTCTAGATTCCATTTATACTATTGATGCAGTTGCTATTGCAAAAGAAGAAAAATACATTTGAACCGGAACTACAGCCTCATCAAGTCCTAATTGAACAGTTGATTGCACGCCTCCTGGATTAGCAGTCATTGCTGCGTATATAGCTTTCGCTGGTGACTTAGCTCCATTAGTAATAGTTGGAGCAGCGCCAGTACCATCTTTAGTTACTAACACATTAAGAGTTATTACTCTAGCTCCGTAAGTTTGCTCAGCAAATAATTCTGCCCCTACTGGTGCAGCGCTTAAACTTACAGCACCATCTAATACAATAGTTAATGCTCCAGCATTATATGCTACGCTTTGAATGTGATCTGCGTTAACTAATTGAACGCCTTGAGTTAAAGGAGCTCCTGTGTTAACAATGTTAAATTTTAAAAATTTGTTTACCATAATAATTGTTTTTTGTTTGGTTTGGTTTGTTTATTTTGATTTCTCAGTTTACTCTGTTTATTTATTTTTCGGTAAGGATTTTATTTTACCGTTTTCTGTTCTTGCGTATCTATGTGTAGACGTTTCTTTGCTAGGTATTAATTCACCTGAGTAAGTTCCGTCTCCATATTTCCAACTAACTTTTTTAGCTGCTCCATGATGATCCCATTTTTTATCTGCATAAGGCATATAATGAGCAGCTCCATAATTTTCAGCGCCTGTTGAGTTATCGCCATCATAGTTGTAACTGCCATGAGCATCGTCAAATAACGCTTCAGCGTGTCCTTTATTACCCTCAGCCATTTCTTTTCTACCTCTTGACACATCTTCTTCTTCCCATGAATTAACCATGTGATGCTTTGAGTGCTTTGCGTTTCCGCTATATTCTCCGTAATGTCCTTTGTGATTGTATGCCATAATTATTAATTTGCGTGTATTGCTGCTATTTGTTTTTTTGCATCTTCAGAAGACGCAAAACCACTTCTCCAGGTTCCACCTTTTTTGTTATTTAAAATATAGTAAGTTCCATCACTAGCAGATCTTACGCATCCTTCGTCTGTGTCTGCGCAACCTTTACCAGCTTTAGCAGCACCTAATCTATTCATTAACATGTTCATAATTATATATTTTGTAAAGCTATTATATCCGTTAAAGCAGTTGATCCACTTGATAACACTTTAACAACTAATAGATCTATTATTTTTCCAGCAGGTATATTACTTAAAGTAACTTGATTACCAGAAACATCTTCAACAACAGCATTTCCTGTTGTCCCAAAATACAAAGAATAACCTTCGCTAATATTAGCAGCGTTACTTTTATATATTTGATATGTAGCAGCTTGAGCAGGATTACCGCTTAATGTTATTGTGTTTGCATCGTCCACACTTACCACGGTAAATATTTCACCATTGGTGTATACTACGTCTCCTCCAGATATAACATATCCTAGTGCGTTAGTTACTGCTGGTAAAAAATCAGTAGCAGCATCAATTAATTGATTAGTAGCCCCTGTGCTTGTGCCACTAGCTATAACCCCAGGTTGAGGTATATTAATAGTGTCGCTGAGGATAACACTTACCGATGAATTATATGTACTCATGTTTTTAGTTTTTAAAGTTTATGAATTACGTTGTGCACATAAAACAGCATTTAATCCCTTATAAGGTACTTCTGCTTTTAATATTTGCATTCCAGTTATTCCATTACTAGCTCCTTGGCCGTGTAGTCTTCCTTGCTGATCTAGTGGCCCGTCCCAAATATGAGATTCTCCTACTACACCTACCTTGCTACCTGGCTTTAATTTTTCCATTGCTGGGTCATACTTGTTGCTGTGCATAATTTAGTTTTTTATTTTGTTCTTTTTTTAGGTTTTAATTGCTTTGATTCCATTATTTTATTTTTTTTGAGGCTCCAGCAAACATACCACCATAGGTTTGTCCAAACATTTGACCTGCATTCATTTGAGCTTGACCAGTAAAAGGTGATCCATTTTGTGGTAAAACCCCACCTGTAATAGCAGAAGCCATACCTCCTACAGCGCCCATTGGTTCTAGTGGTGTTCCTAAAGGATTAGCTAATTCAGCTGGTTGTTGGCTTTCAAACTCTTTTTGATCGCCTGCAACTTGAGCATTAAAGTTAGAATTTACCCCATTTTTCATATTACCAAAAACTGAAACACTACCGGCAGTCCCACCTTCTGCATTCATCTTCTGTATTGCTTGTTCTTCAGGTGATAATTCTGGCGCAACCGGTACAGCGGCCTGTGCTTGTTGTGCAGCTTGTTGAGCTTGTGTCATTGCATTACTACTTCTACTTTGCCCAGACGAAACACCAAGTGCTCGACCTAGCAAACCTCCAGTTTGTGATGATCTGCCAACCAATCCAGCTAAACCACCTGTTGCTCCTCCACTCGTATTATTTCCTACGGCTCCCGCTGCTGCTGCTGATATTGCTGCCATATTATCTGTTTTTATCTTTATTAACCTTATATATAGATTTAGTCAAAACCTTATCCATATATGTTTTTCCTTTTATTATTTTATTTCTTCTTTTACTTGTTGGTATATCATCTTCACCTGTCATGATTCGATATATTCTTTTAATAAGTTGCTTACCTTTAAAAGAAACTTTATAGATATTGTATTTTTGAGTGGTTCTATTTCTTTGTCTCCAAACTGTTATCCACTCACCTTTTATTAATCTACTCCATCTTCTATTATCCCAACTATAAGAATAGACACCGTCTTCAAAGTCTTTCTTTTTAAACATGTCTATACAATCTAAATATATCAGTAGTTCTAAATCAGCTTCGTTTAGATCGTTG